GCCAATAATCTTTAGGTTCAATGCTGCAGTAGTAGCGATAGTGGACGTGTCCAACTCCATGGCGGACATCCCAGTGGTCGTGTTGCCCGTACCCACAGTAACATCGGCGTTTTTGCCGTAGTTACTAGCCTGAGAAGTCTCATCATTCTGGATAATGAACAACTGATTCGGGTCATCGATTACATCAGCATTGATCGTGCCCTGCGTGATGTTGATTGAACCCGGATAGTAGTTCTTCCATGTCGGCTTACCCGTGGTGGGATCAATGTAATTACAACCATTGAACACGCCTACCGCAGCGGTATGGGTGGCCGGATCAAATTGAAGAATGTAACCGTCTTTCAGGGTGACAAGGTCTCCCTGAAAAATAGCACCAGACTGATTGTCTGCGATTTGATAACCGTACTGTTTCTGAGCACCAGTAGCAGAGAGGTTGCCAAGAGGACGCAGACCGAAGGCTTTATCTACATTTGCCATTTGTCTTTTCCTTTAAAGAGTTGATTTGACTATGCTTGAGAGCTACCAAACGAGGTCTTGGACGACCGTGTCGGCTTTTCAATGCGCATGCTGTCGTGCTGATTGGACTTAAGCATCTCATTGTCCACCGCCTTCTGAAAGTCCTTGGCTCGGGCTTGGTAATACTCGTTTCGCTCCTTTACCGTTTCATCTGGTATACGAGCAAGAACCAGACTACCTACGCTGATTACGCCGGCATGTCGTCCGTCTTCAACGACAGGTGCTTGGAAATCCGGATATTCATCAGCCCTGACAAACTCATAGCCCTCGCGGAGCTTGCCTGCCACGTTGCTGCGGTCTTCCTGATTTCCTGCAGAAGTACGAATCCAGCGATGGTGGTACCCCGGAGGCGCAGGGGGCGCATCCAGCCGGGAAGGAGGAGCCCACGGTTTGCGGCGCGTCGTTTTTTCCCGCGAGCTAGTGCTGCGGGGGGCGCGATTTAATGAGGGCACATTCAAGGTATCGTCGTTCATACTCACTCCTTCACGTATTTTGCATATTCCTCAAGAGGAACATTCAGTTTTTTGGCAATCGCCACCTGACTGGGTGTCAGCTTGACGAGCCTGCGTGCTGGTGCTGCGCCGGTACCCCGGTTTGCAGAAGCTACCGTTTGCACGGGACGAGAGCTTCTGGAAGCTGTTTGTTGCTGTGCAGGCTGCTTGTTGAACCTGTCCGGAAACATGGTCTGCATCCTACGATCAATTTCATCATAATACTCATCCGACGTAGGGTCAAACCCTTGATTTCTCACCAATTCGATGTGAATCCCCCTGACCGCACTGCTCATTACTACGTCACGGCCAAACCACGGGTTTCTCTCTGCCCACTCCTCGGCCCGTGGATCAAGCTGTTGAGCAGGGGGCTGGGAAGGTTGGGAAGGCTGGTAAGTCGGCTGTTGTACAGGGGGTTGTTCCGGTGGAGAGGGGGGACGACGTGCCGACGCCTCAACGACGCGGGAGTGATCTACCGCAAGAGTAGCCAGCCGCTGCTGTGCCTCAGTCTCCGTGTCCAGATCGCCCTCTTCCCTTGCCTTGCGGATGACCTGTTTCAACGCCAGTATTTGGGAATCGATTCGGCTCTTTGTCTCGTTAAGCCGGGCTGAATCTGTCGCATGGTAGCGCTTCTCCAGCTCCTCCTTCTGCATCTGGACGCTTTTGGCATAGTCCAAAGCCGCCGTCTCACGACGCTCTGCCTCGCGTAGTCGCGCAGTAAGCTTGTCTATCCGTTTCTGAACAGTAGACCCATAGGCCTCAAGCTCCTGCCGATGCTCTTTCTTTTCCTCGGAAAGCGTCTCGACTATCGGAGACTCTTCTTTCTCCAAGACTTCTGCGTTACTGCCATCCTCACTAAGACTTACCGTCTTAGGCTCCTCGTCCTTCCCAATATCAAACTCACCTTGCGCGTTCATGGTCTTCCTCCTAAAAATGCAGAATATCATCAGGGCTGTTGACTACCCCAATGATCTCGTCGTCATTCAGAATGCGGATTTCTCCACCATCTATCTGAATTCTGGCCCCAGCATATCGACCAAACATGATCCAATCGCCCTCCTTGCACCATGGCCCATTCGGGTACTTGCTCTCATCCTTGTAGGCAAGCGGGCCTACTTTGAGAACATAAGCGCAGGTCGTAGCAATCGCTGTGCGATCCTGCGTCTCCTTGGTCAAGGCAATGCCTCCCTTGGTCTGAGAGGCCCCGCGATAAGGCAGCACAGCAATGCGCCACCCCGTGGGTTGTGGGACATGCGACATAGCAGATTCCAACACCGTCGTGTCCAGCTTGCCCTTGTCGTCAAAAACCTCTGCCATGGTCTTGGGCCGGTTTTCGCTTTCAAGCACACGCTGTCTGCGTAGCTTCTCTAGCTCTGTCATTGGCTCACTCAACATGCATCTCCTCTCTGAGGGTGGTTAAAAATCATCCGAAGTGTGTTTTTTCAACAGGTCTCTCACGGATTGTTGTGCGATTTTTAACCCCTCAAGACGACCCATGAGAAAACGATAGCGCTCCATATCGGCCACGCCACCCCCGAGAACCATTATCTCAGTGTCACGAATCGTCTTATCGAGTTCACGCAATATGCTTTCTGCAAACTTAAGCATGGACATCCCATGAAAGCAGAGGCTTTAGGTGCCTCTGGGGACCTGTCTTCAATAAATAGCCGTCTTTTGGTTGGCATCTCGACGCTTGACCATCATAACAGCGCCTTTGGGTTTTTTCATCTCCCCACCGCTTGCTGCCATCTTGGGCTTGCGTGCCTTGCCGGCTGACTCATAGGCAATCGCGGCTGCCTGTTTTGTCGCCTGCTTCATGCCCTTGGGAGAACTCGTACCCAGCTTTCCCGTCTTCTTGTAGCTGCGCACCATCTCGCCAATGTTTTGACTTATGACCTTTCGACTACTGCCTTTTTTGAGGGGCATTGTCCCGTCTCCTTTGCATGAAATCCGCCGCTACGATGCGCTCACGCGCCGTACTAGCTCGTTGACCCGCTATCCGTTCCTGTGACGCAAGACGTGCCTGTGCCATCTGCATATTCTGTTGCGCCTTCTGAGTATCCAAACTCAACTTGGCCTTGGCTTCGGCCGCCCGATTTTGTTCAGCCTGCGCTCTGATCGCAATTTCTTTCTCCTTCAGAAGAACGACAGGATCAGGTTGGTTATTCTGGCCAGTCAGGCCGTTCTGCATGTCCCGAACCTGCTGCATGTATTGCGTAGCCTTGATGGCGACCAGTGCCTCGCGCTGCAAATCAGACACCATGCGGTCAGGGTCAGTCCCATACTGCAGGAACAATTCCGCCGCCGTATCTTCTTCGGCCTTGACCCGAACATGCTCCAAAATATGCTTCTGCAACTCAATAGCCGCCTGCGGAAGGGCTTGCAGCATCGGCGAAAGCCCCATCATCAGGTGGGAAAGGATATGCGCATCGTGCTGCTGACCAGCAAAAACCTTCAACTCCATGCTGTCCATCACATCCGCATTTTCCTGCGCAGGATCCTTCGGCATCTGAGTATTCTGCGGCCGCAAAATGCCGTCAATGTCCCGCACGTTCAGTGCCGCATACACCCGATAGTACGCCTCGTACAGGTTGTGCATGTTCGGCGCCTGTTGCGCCAACTGCAATTGTGCCTGCGCTAACTGAATCCGTTGCGCGGTCGAGAAGATGTTCGGATCAGCAACTGGCAGCACCGCTACCAAGTTGTTGAAGTCCTGTTTCTTGATGTACCGCGAGGCGCCGGGCACGTCATAGGGGTACTCGTCAGGCAAAAAGGCGCCAAACCCGGCCGCCAACATCCTGAACTCCTGACTCTGTGCATAATGCAGCCGCTTGTGGATAGCCGACATCGCCAGCGCGCCACGCTCAAGCAACGCAATCGTCGTCCCGACGGCCGCCTGCTGATTCGCATCCCCCACCTGCATGTCACTGATGCCCGCCAGCCGCCGGCCAGCGTCTACCGTGAACCCCAGCAACGCAAACAAGGTCTGGCTGGGCTCTTTGTAAGGCAACGGCATCAAACTGGAGCTTAACTCCGCGCCGCCAGCGTCAATATCCCGCCATTCACCCGGCTGGATCGGATTATCGTCGTCCGCAATGCGCGCACCCTTCGCTTTGAAACCGGCAGGCAGGTTAGACAGCGTTCCCGCGTCCAACAACTGCCGCAAAGCGCTCGTTGCTGCCTTGGAAAGGCCGCCAATCAGGTGAACAAAGCCCAAACCATACGCGCCGGGACCTTCCACCAGCACGTAATGCACAAAAAACTCCTTTCGAAGCTTCAACGGATCGTCTTCCGTCCAATTTCGACGGATACCAATCAGTTTTGCGCTGTTTTCCTCAAGCGTTACCACGTAAGGC